GTTAGACTTGCCTTCTACCAAGTTGTTCACCACTTCAGCAACTAAACGTGGGTCACCACCTTGAAATGGTAACTTACGATACATTCTAGTCATTAACGGTTACCTTGTGGTTTCAGTTCTACGTCTACTGCCATAGCAGTTGTCCAGTTACCTGTAGGCTGTACAGAGAATCGGTGATACCTACCAGCACTACGGAAGCTACATCTACCTTCAGAAGTTGCAGGTACATAAGGACCAAATTCAATCGTGTCATCAAGTTCTCTACGGCTTGCTACGGCTACGTTAGCACTACCATTGTCTATCTGTGGTCTTGCTAGGGTTGCTACGGAGTTATAGCCTACTTCTACGTCTGTGGTTACTAATGTTGGAGTAATGGATGTACCAGTAAATATAGCAACTCTATCTACCCTAGCACCTGCGAATAAAAACTTACCACCAATAAATATCCGTGAGTCTAATGAGGCAACTAATGTATCTAGTGTAGTGCTTTGTGCTAATGCTTCTGCCATATCGGTCGCTGTTCCTGTACCAGCCCCTGCACCTGTTGCAGTAAAGGTTAATCCTACTGTATTTGCTGATGCTCCAATAGCAGTAAAGTCAGTTGTTGCACCACCGATACCATCATTAAGACTGACAATAGTATAAGATTTTCCAGCAATGGTTGCTGTGGCTATGACATCAGATTCTCTATTAATACCTTCTAATGTTGTTCCTGTAGTAGCTATTGTCCCCACTACATCGGATACGGTTTCAGCTCTTGACCATTTTTGTAATTGCCAGTTATAAATAAGGATACTTCTAGTACCTTGCGTATTAGCATAGTTCCATACAACCAAGTTTTTCACTGGGTCAACTGCGGAACTAATTGTGCCAATTTGTGTTAAGTCAGCATCATCAAAAAACCATCTATCCACTTTCTCCGTTCCAATCCCATTAACTGTTTGACCATCAGTGCTATACCAACCATCATCAGATAAAAAGAAACTTAATGCTCCGTACTGTGCTACCGAGTTACCTTCTAAACAACCTAATCCACTAGAAATGGTATCAAACTGAAAGAACAATGGAGAGCCAACATAAGATGCACGTACTAGTGTTTTTTCTAAAAATACAATCCCAAACTCACCACCTGTAACAGCTTGTATGTTACCGCCATCAGGAATGATTTGGTAGTCAGATTGTGATGTAGGACCAGACACCCACGATGCTTCATTATTTATATCGGACCACTGTACTTTGTTAGCATCTGTACCGCCTGCAATATTGCCTGCAAATACAAAGTCCCTAACAGTGGCAATATCTTTAGCTATGGGAGCAGTAGCAGCTACATCAGCAAAGGCTGAAGAAACGCCAACAGTCCATGCCTGTATTACTTCAGAGTTGTTGGAAGCAATAACCACCTGACCAAATTGTTCCCACTTCCACGTGCTGTTACCACCATAGCCACCAGCTTTAGATACATCCACTAAATTCAATGTGGTGTTATCCATTTTAAATAATTTAGTAGCACTGCCTGCAAACACTTGTACATCGTTACCATACTTGGCAACAAAGACAGAGTTTAAAGGTTCACTAGCAGCGTTAGAGTAATCTTCTGCACTAGGAAATGCTCCATATCCTATACCTATAGGGAATACGTTTTTAGCATCGTTCAGTGAGCCAGCATTAGCAGGTTGGTCTGGCAACCATTCGGTAAATTGGATTCTTTGATTTGACATATTAAGACTTCATAATGTAGCAAAGTGCATAGTATGGAGGTAAGTTTTTATTAATACCACTTACTCCAGTGCTGTTTATAGATATACCAGTAGCCGAAAATGTACTAGCTACATCCAGTGGTCCTTGCCTTCCGCCACCTGCATCACCACCTTCGTTTGGTTGTTGAGTACCTTTGTTTGTAAGGGTAACATGATTGTGAGTAGGGTCATTTATTGTATGACTATGGTCTACCACCACTGCATCTGCATTAGCAGTACTAGTAGTTGCTCCAACAGAAAGACCTGGATATGTAGTATCGCCAGTACCAGCACTAGCACCAACAACAAATTTATTTCGTAAATCAGGTGTGCTATTTGTACCGTCACACAGTACCCATCCTGAAGGAATAGATGCCTCACTACCTGACCACAACATAATCATGCCAGATATAAATGCTGTTAGTGTAGTCCATGTTGGCGTATTGCCTGTTCCTGTTGATGTTAAGAACTGACCAGATGTGCCAGAGCTACCGTCAACGGTAAAGTTACCAGTAACGGCTAATGTACCTGATGAGGTTGCTGTGCCAGATAGTGTGGTTGTTCCAGTTGCAGTAAATATACCTGTTGATAAATTAGTAAGACCTGTAATATTGCCGCCTGTAAAATTAACACTAGCTGGGTCTTGTGTTGCTATTCCAGTAATACCTAGATTAGTTCTAGCAGTACTTGCTGTGGTAGCACCAGTACCTCCTGCTGCAACAGGAATAGTATCTCCACTATAACCCCCTTGCAAGTCTTTAACTTGTGACATCATCTCACGAACAGCATTGTTTATGGTGCTGGGCGGGCATCCTTCATTTATGTTAATACCGTTAATATCGGTATTCCCAGAGGCATTTGAATCCCACTGCGATATCTTTACTTTTGCCATTATTTTTCCTTAAAAATTTATTATTGCGGTAACCATTCATTCTGAACAGATGCTGTGTCTGCCCATAATCTTTCTGCTTCTAATACATATCCTTCTACCCAATAGTCTGGGACAACATATCTTAAAAGTGCACCATCAGGTATAACTGTCCATATATCATCACTGACTGAAGAGTTAATCCATTCATCACCTATAATTGAACCATTAGCAGTAATAACTAAAGAAGTATTTATATCTGCATCAGCAGACCATATGGCAACGGCATTGGCTTGAACTGTGCCTGTTCCATTTATATGTGCAATTCCATCTCTAATTGCATTTCCATTAACAGATAACACTGCACTTGCTTCTATGCTAGTAGCAGCAGACCTAATTCTAAATGCACTAGCCTCTACATTTGCAGAAACTACAAAACTTGCACTACCAAAGGCAAGAGATGCTCCGTCAGCAGAAAAGAATAATGTTCCGCTAATACTTGAGCTTGAAGTTCTAATTCTTAAAGCATTTGCTATAACAAACGCTTCTAGGCTAATACCAGCATCGCCACTAAATACTACGCCACCTAATGCCGTTACATTTGCAGACACTGCAAAGTCAGCACCATTGAATGTAATTTTTGTCGCACTAGCAGAAACTGTTGCGGTTGTTACAATAGCAGCTTCTCTGCTATAGATGGCTACACCATTTGCTATTAACGATGCACTGGCATTAATATCTGCTGCCGCATCAACAAATCTTGTATCGCCTACAGCGTAGCCATAATCCCAATAATCGTAATCAACATAACTTGTACTCATTGATTACTCCTAGTAATTATTGTTGCACTTCTTTTTCTTCTTCAGTTTCTAATGATGCTTTTAACATATTTACAAAAGCATCTTTTCCTACTTGAAGTTGGTCTAAATTAAACCTTGTTCCGTTTATTTTCTTATCTAAATCAGCTACATGATTTACCATTGTTTGCTGTTCAGGTGTCATATCCTCATAGTGATATTCAGTATCGTCTATGGTGATTGGTGTTTTAATGGGTGTTTTTGTATTTTTAGCCATTTTGTTTTCCTTGTAAAGTTGAATGTTTAACGTTTAACGTTAAGCGATATATGAAGCTGCATCAGCGATTGCATTGTTTGCTGGAGTCATATCTTCATCACCCCACCATTCTTTTGCTACCATGATTCCAAGATGTTCTACGTTACGTTTTACGCAGTCTTTCTTTTCTTCATCTGTTTCGTCAGCCATTGCTTCGCCTGACATGACAGCATAAATTAAATCAACGGAGTCACCCATTGCTTTATAGTGCTGTGCTTTTTCTTCTGTACTTGGTATATCTAATACGATATTATCTTCCATTTTATTTTCCTTTTAAAAGATTTACTTCAGTTTGTAAAGCGTCTACTTTCGCAGACAGTTCTTGGATTGCTTTGATGAGAACAGGGTATGTTTTCATTGGGTCAGCTTCCAATTTTTCTGGGTTTTCATCATGCACTAATCTTAAATGTTCAGCATAATCTGTTTCATCTTGGATTGTTTTTAGTTCTTGTGCAATAAACCCAAAGTCTTTTTTACCAGCAAATGAACCATCTCGTCTATCCCAGTCAAATGCTACAGGTCTCATCTTGTTGATAAAGTCTAAACCTAATGGAATGTCAACCACATTAGTTTTATCTCGTGCATCTGATAGTGTTGAAATAGATGTGTCGTTACAGCGAAGGTTGGTAACACTCGCATTACCTAATGTAATCTCGTTAGATACAGTAGCTGATGATGGTTCTGCATCGTAGCCTATTAGTGTGTTGTTAGAGCCAGTGGTTAGTGTTGAGCCTGCAGTTATTCCTATTGCTGTGTTAGTTCCGCCTGTAGTAACATTTTGCAGTGCGTTCAAACCTACTGCTGCGTTATAAAATGCTGTAGTGTTATTAGCTAAAGCATCACGACCTATAGCTACATTTCCGTATCCTGTAGTGTTAAATCTTAATGCAAATAGACCTACACCAACATTATTATTACCCGTTGTATTTTTTTGTAATGCTACATAACCTAATCCAGTATTACTGTTTCCAGATGTATTTTCTTCTAATGTTTTATACCCAAATGCAGAATTATAAGAATCGGTATTATTTGTTAATGCATACCCACCTACGGCAGTATTTTCTACACCTGTTACATTATCATATAACGCCTGATAACCAACAGCTGTGTTATTAGATGCAGTGGTGTTGGAGTCTAGTGCTTCATGTCCTAATGCTGTATTATAACCACCTGTTGTGTTGAAACCTAAAGATGAAAAACCTACAGCAGTATTTCGTGGTCCAGATGTGTTAGAAAGCAACGCAGTAGAACCAACGGCTGTTGTAAAATTAGCTGTATTAGCTTTAGCAGCCTGATAACCAATAGTTGTGCTATTAAAACTAGTTGTATTACTATTATTTGCTTGGTAACCTACAGCAGTGTTATTAGCTCCAGTGGTGTTGGAGTTGAGGGCTTCACGACCTAATACGGTATTATAACCACCTGTTGTGTTTGCTTCACCAGAACGACTGCCTATAAAAGTATTGTCCGAACCTGTTGTATTTGCAAGTCCAGAATTATATCCAAAGGCTGCATTTCTTGGACCAGATGTATTATTAGCTAAAGAGTTATATCCGACAGCTGTAATTGCTTCTGTGGTGTTATCTTGCAATGCGCCATATCCAATAGCTGTATTCCAATATCCAGTTACATTAGTTAATAATGATTGATAACCTACTGCTGTATTGCCACCATTGTTAGCAGTTGTATTTGCAGCTGCTTGATGACCTATAGCTATATTACCATTTCCTGATATATTGTCATAAAGTGCATCATAACCAATAGCGACATTAAAATTTGAATTAGTGCCACTATATGCTGCTCTATAACCAAACGCTTGGTTATAGCTTCCAGTGGTATTAAGTCTTAAAGCAGCATACCCTACTGCTGTATTTTGAGTACCTGTAGTATTATCACCTAATGCAGCAAGCCCTACAGCAACTAAACTTGTACCAGTGGTATTATCATACAATGCTTGGTAACCTACCGCAGTGTTGCTATTAGCAGTATTACTATATGCAGCTTGATATCCAACTGCTGTGTTATTAGATGTAGTGGTGTTGGAGAAGAGGGAATGATAACCTAAAGCAACATTACTTGTTCCAGTCGTATTAGCATATAATGCTGCCTGACCTACGGCTATGTTAAAGTTACCTGTGGTGTTGTCTCGTAATGCACTTTCACCTAGAGCAGTTAAATAGAAACCAGTGGTATTAAATAATAATGTTTGATAACCAACAGCAACATTGCCACTAGCAGTGGTGTTGGAGAAAAGTGCTTGATAGCCTAATGCAGTGTTAAAATTAGCAGTGGTGTTGGATTTTAAAGCATCTGTACCAAGAGCTACATTACTAGCACCAGTAGTATTAGAAAACATAGCGTGATTACCAACAGCAGTGTTATAACTAGCTGTAGTGTTTTGTACAAGAGCATTTCTACCAAAAGCTGAATTGTACCCACCTGTGGTATTATTTCTTAAAGCTTGGTAACCACTGGCGGTATTTTCTGCACCTGTAGTATTATCTCTTAAAGCAGTTACACCTAACGCTGTGTTAGTAGCTACTGCATTAGCACCTTTACCTACAGTGAGTCCGCTGACGGTTGCATCATTAGTGGCTGTAAGCGTAGTAATTGTTAAGGCGGAAACAGTATCACCACTTTGTATTTTATCTACATTTAAATTGTTAAAGTTATCATCTACCTCATTATGGGTAAGTGGAGAGCCTTTAACCGACCTTAAGACAATTGTTGACATATTACTTTTCCTCTAATTTATCTAATTAAGATACTGTAATTGAAAGATTACCTGTTGCAATCTTAAATATATCACCTGTATCAATAGTTTTAGCAACGTCCAATGGTGAATGGCAAATTAAATTACCGCCTGTAGAAGCATCAAGAACCCCTACCCATCCAACTGTACCCCAAGATGATGTCGCTTGTGGGAACTCTACTGCACTACTGTTGGTTGAAATACCATTAGATGGAGCACCAAAGACAACGGCTGTCCTAGCATAAGAACCACCAGAAACTTCTGTACCAGTATTGCCATCCGTAGGGTCTGATGTATATAAACCAACATAAACAGCAGCAGCTCCTGTATGAGAAGCTGCTCTTAATAAAACATTAATTACTAAATTTTCTGAATAGTTACTAAATTCTGACATTGTTATTTACCTCTTAGATATAGTTATAGATAGTGGTGTAGCAGGATATTCAGCATCGTCATCACTCTTAGTTAAAGCAACAACTCCTCTGTCATACATAGATGCCCATGTTTGTAATCGTTCATCGTTCATCAAATATGGTTCTGCTTCACCGAGTGCTGCGTATAGTAGCAAATCAGGTGTGTAAGCCATCCATAAGTTAGAAGGATTC